CTCCCACGTAACTCACTGAGAATCAGTGGGCCTGTTTGCATGGGAGACATGGAGACATATATTCAGAGAAAGTATGTACACACATAAGGGGGTAGGTTGACGCTACAATTTTTCCGATTCCTATCTCTCCTCATCTCCCCATCTCCCATGAACATCAGACGTAAGGCCCGGCGAAAGCCCTGGATGGCAAAGGCCAAAAGCCGCCTCGATCGTAGGCGCAGCAACTTCACCGGCGCTGAACACTCCAACACCAATCCACTCTACAAGACGGCACGATGGAAAGCGGTACGTGAAGGCGTTCTGTCCCGGCACCCCATCTGTTTTTGGTGTCAAGCAATTGGCAAGGTCACAGAGGCCACCGATGCGGACCACGTGCAACCATCTTCCAGTCTCGACGACACACAATTCTTCGACCCCGACAACTTGGTCGGAAGCTGTCGCAGTTGCAACTCCCGACGAGCCAGTTACACTGCCAAAGGCGTGAACTTCCAAACCAAGGAAGAGTGGGCGGAGTACCTTCGTCAGAAGTCCATCGGTAAATTCTTCGGCTTATGACATTCACGACACTCATCCCACAGGCCCGCACCGCACTTACCGGATTTGCAAACCTGACCTCGGTCGTACCTGCGGACAGAATCACTTTTGCTAGACGCCCACAAGGTGACTTAAAGCCGGGCATCACTCTGGAAGTCGGAGCCGTGGACTACAACCCCGTGATGGGAAACTCTCAGGGTGAGATTCGATACCGCATCGATTACAACGCGTTTTCAGAAAGCGCCGCACAGGCCGCTCAAATCCATGAGCTGATGAAAGACGCAATCAACGCGGCTTCTCCTGCTGATTATGACATGACTTTCTTCGATGAGTCGTATTTTGTGGATGTCGATGATGTGCACCGTACAACCCTTATGGTCGACTTCATCAAGTTCACATAATATGACCGCGGACAAAAAGGACATTCTTGAGCAGATGCGACAGGCGGCCAAGGCTGCTGTTGAACCCAAGCAATCTGACGCGGTAAAAGACACGAGCTCTGACTTACGGCCAATTTTCGAGCTGGACCAAGACGGTGACCGCCTCTTTCGCTCTGTCATCGACTACTTGGAGAGTCGTGGATTGATTGAAGCTGTGGACGTAATCACGGTCACCATGTTGGCCAAAAGCTTGGCGCTGTACATCGCCGCGGCGCGTCAAGTCCAAGGTGCTGACGACATGATTCAGATTTACCAAAACGGAACGAGCAACGTCAGCGGAGCGTTTACCGCTTTGGCCAAGGCCCAGGATCAAGTTATGAAGCTGTCAGCCAAGCTCGGACTGTCTCCGATGGACCGCACTCGCATCTTGGGCGCTACCGCTAATTCCGGCGCGGCCAACGACAAGTCTGCGGAGGGCGACGACATTGACGCACTGATGTAATGACGGGAGGCGTGGACACAACCGCGCTCAACAGAGTTTGGGATTACGTGGAACAGGTGGATTCGGGGGAGATTGTCACCGGATACTACATAAAAAAGGCATGCGCTCGCTTCGTCTCCGATCTGGAACGCGATGATTGGGAGTGGACCTTTAACATGCCCGCGGCTGCCCGCTACCTTAATTTCATCGAGCGTGTGTGTGTGCATACCCGTGGTGAGTTGGCCAACAAGAAGATGGTCTTGGAACCATGGCAGTGCTTCTTTGTGGCTCAAATGTTTGGTTGGGTAAGCAAGGAAGACCCTGAACTGCGGCGATTTAACACCGCACACCTCTTTGTGGCCCGAAAAAACGGCAAAACCCAGCTTGCGGCCGCTATTGCCCTGGCCATGGCTGTCCTTGACGGTGATGGCGCTCCGCAGTTGGTTACCGCCGCGACTAAGCGGGACCAAGCCCGCGAGGTGTTCGATGAGGTTTGCCGATGCGTGAAAAGCAGCGCACCCCTATCCAAGCGATTTAAGGTGCAAAGAGCCGAGGTACAGTGCCCAAACAACGGTGTCATCAAGCCTTTGAGCTCGGATGCCAACACTTTGGACGGATTGAACCTCAATTTGGCCATCGTTGACGAGTTCCACGCTATGAAGAATGGCGACCTCTACCGAGTCCTTGCTTCGTCTATGGGTAGCCGAAAGAGCCCCTTAATGTTGGCAATCACCACTGCCGGCTTTGTTGCTGACGGCCCATGTGCTCAGTTCATTAGGGCCGGAAAGGAGGTGCTAGATGGGGTCAAAAGCAACGATAGGCTGCTGATTTTGCCGTATGAGATAGACGCTGAGGATGAGTGGGACGACGAATCGGTGTGGGCGAAAGCCAACCCCAACCTCTCAGTCAGCGTTAGTGCGGAACACTTGCGGAGTCAGTTTGCCAACGCAAGCATGTACGGAGGGCGGAGCATCACCGAGTTCATGATTAAGCACCTCAACATTTTTGTTGGCAGTGAGAGTGTTTGGGTGGACGATTCCGTGTTTTGGTCGGAGCAAAACCGTCTTCCTGGACTTCAATTCGCCGATTCTGACCGTACCACCGGCAAGCCCATCGCATACTTGGGTCTTGACCTTGCAAGCACCGACGACATCACCTCGCTGTCCATCTGCACCGGTGACGAGGAGAAGGGGTGGGGTGTCCTCAACTACTACTTCCTGCCCGAAAGAGCCATCATCAAGCGTCTGGAACGGGACGAAACCTCGATTTACGCTGATTTCCGCAAGATGGAACACGTAATCATCACAGAGGGCAACGTAACGGACTACAATTCTATTCGCAGGTTGATTAGCGGCCACTACGTTCAGGACGGGGTGGTTAAGTATGATCCTGACAATCTCAGCGAGCAGTACAAAATCCGGGGATTGGCCTACGACCGGTGGAACAGCCTCAACCTTATCCGCGATTTGGAGGGTGATGGCGTCACCTGTGACCCTTATGGACAGGGATTTGCTTCTATGAGCTTCCCTTCCAAGGAATTTGAAAAGGCTTTGCTCCAAGATAAGTTGCATCATGGCGGCGATGAGGTTCTTCGTTGGATGATGTCCAATGTAACGCTTAGAACCGATCCAAGCGGCAACATCAAGCCAGATAAGGGTAAGTCCGGCGATAAAATCGACGGTGTGGTCAGCACAGTCATGGCCATTGGAGAGGCATTGACCTTTGAAGAGGGCGAAAGCTTTGATTTCTTCATGGCTGTCGTAGACATGTAGTCTCACGTAAACAATTGAAAATTTGCAGACATGGCAGAGAGCAAGCCAAATATTATTCAGAGGGCATTTCGGGCTCTCTTCCCCAAGGAGAAGCGAAACTTTGCTGACTACATGTTGGCTCAGGGGCAGAACTACATGCGCCTGTATGGTGACGGGTATAGTGGTGGCGCTGCCGCACTTCAACTTTCCGCCGTCTATGCTTGTGTGAGCAAGATTGCAGACACCATTGCCAGCTTGGAGCCGCACATCGTAGAGTACGAGGGCAACAGTCACTCGTCTCGGAAGATGCGCCATGACCACCAAGCGTACAACATGATTGCCAAAGAGCCCAACCCAATGATGGGTTCCTACGAGTTCTGGCAGATGATTATTAGTGACGCTCTGCTCTACGGCGTGGGCCTAGCCATCATTGACCGCGAGCGTGCCGAGATGTATTACCTGCCCGCATCACGGGCCACCATGACCACCAACAAGGACACGGGCGACCGGTTCTACACCTATGAGAACGCACCGAAGCCGGTACCACACACTGAGATTTTGGAAATCCGCGCCTTCCGAGGCGTAAATCCCACTCAACAGCAATTACAGAACATGTCTACCGCCAAGGCCGTCCAGGACTTTGGCAGCAAGTTCTTCGAGAACGGTGGAATGATGGGGGGCATCCTGTCTACCAAAGAGCATTTGAGCGTGGAGCAAATGCAGGAAGCCAAAGACATGTGGCAAAGGGAGTACGCCGGCATCACCAACGCCCACAAGATGGCCATCCTCGGAGGCGGCTTCCAATACCAACCACTCACGGTGCCTCTTGAGCAGCTGCAATTCTTGGAAATGCGCAAGTACACCACCGAGGAGATTGCCCGCATCTATGGCATCCCGCCGGCCATGATTGGAATGGAGGGCAACACTGCATACAGCAATTACGAGCAACAGGTTCTTCAGTTCCAACAGGGGTGCATCCTCCCGTGGGTCCGTAGAATCGAGTTGGAGATTGAGCGAAAGTTGCTTGGTACTAACACTAAGTACGGATGCTTCTTTGACGTGGCCACCCTGCTTCGCGCAGACACTGAGTCTCGCGCTAAGTACTATCATTCCCTGCTCCAAGACGGAGTCCTCAGTATCAATGAGGTCAGGGAAAAAGAGGGGCTGGGCCCCGTAGAGGGAGGCGATGCGCACCACCTCCAAGTCAACATGATACCTTTGGATGCAATGCCGGCTTTTGCGGCGAAAAACACACAAGAAAATGGCACGATTGGCAGTTTGGATCGGTAACGTCCGCAACCGGACGACAGGCATTGTTCAGGATGAAACTGGTGCTCGCGTCACCACCGCAGTGGAGCTTGATGAGGGCGTGAACAACATCACTCACGCATTCCCCATTTACATCAGTGCGAACACGAGCAACAACGAAACGTCTTTTGACCTGAAGGTGGCTGAGGCTGTAAGCGCCTGTATTTCTGATCGAGCAAGTGTCGAGGCCGCAAGTTTGGGAGATGTCACATTGGTGGCCACCGATGAAGACCCCGTCCGAGCCGCCATGGACGTGAACGCTATTGCCCTTGCTTTAGCGGAGATGACCGAGCTTGGTTTTGTATCTGAGTCGGGCAAGGGTGACTATCGGTGGACTTTCGGCAAGGGCATCTACGCTATGGGCTACGCTTGGCTTACTTCGGGTAGCGCCTCGGTTTCCTTGGCTCAGGCCAATGACATTTCGAACGTCCACTGGAAGTAATGGCTGAAACTTACGGTGGATACCCGGACTCTGCGAAGGCTGCCGCCCGCAAAGCTCTTCGCCATAAAGAGAAGAATGGCTCCTCTTGCGGAACGAATGTCGGTTGGCAGAGGGCTAACCAAATTTCGTCTGGCGAGAAGTTGAGCCTGTCAACTATAAAAAGAACGTTTAGCTTTCTGAGTCGTAGTGAGACCTACAACCAGGGAAAGTTCTTTGACAAGGACGGTCGCGAGATTTGCGGCAGTGTCATGTACGCCGCTTGGGGAGGTAGCTCCATGAAGAGTTGGTGTAGCGGCGTCATCAATAAGGTGGAGGGTCGCAAAGCCGCTATCACCGGAGACGTCAAGAAGGGTTTGGAGAAGAAGGTCAAGGACCATAATGATTCTGACCCCAAGCATAAGGCTACGTATTCGATGTTGGCGGAGTGCTTTCGCCGTGGGGTGGGCGCATACAAGACCAACCCTGGATCCGTCCGACCCAATGTGAAGTCCCCTGAGCAGTGGGCTTATGCGCGGTGCAACAGCCTGTTGTACTGCCTTAGAAATGAAAAATTCCGTAGCGGCAAGCACGATCAAGACCTGCTTCCGTCTGCACACCCCTTAAGCACGAAATAATGGAGAACAAAGAAATCCGAATCCTGTCGAGCTCTATCGACGTCCGGCAGGATAGCGACAAGCCCACTGTGGTGGAAGGCTACGCCGCCGTCTTCAATGAAGAGACGGTCATTGGCGGGCAGTTTGCAGAGCGCGTTGCTCCGGGAGCATTTGACAATGCCGACATGAAAGACACGGTCGCTCTGTTTAATCACAACATCGACCAACCCCTTGCCCGCGCAGGTCACGGCCTTGATGTGACTGTGGACTCACGCGGACTTAAGTACCGTTTTGAGGTTGGCAATCAGTCTTACGCCAAGGACTTGGTGGAAAATATTCGCATGGGCAACGTGAGCACCAGCTCCTTTGGATTCACCGTGCGTGATGATGAGTGGGAGCGCCGCGACGACGGTCTTAACTTGCGAACCATTAAAGAAGTAGGACTGTTGTTTGACGTTTCTCCCACGACCCAAGGAGCGTACCCCACCACCGATGTGGGGCTTCGTAGTATGGAGGCTGCTTTGGCCAACGAGGACGTCACCCTGATTGAACAGGAGGAGGTCCGTGCAGAGCAAGAGGAGGAAGAGGAGAAGGAAGAGAAGGCGTATGGCGCCAAGGATGAGGACGAAGACAAGGAGGAGAAGTCCGAAGAGGAGGAAGAGGACAAGGAGGAGAAGATGATGGACGAAGAAGAAGAGAAAGAAGAGGACGAAGAGGAGCGGGTCGATCAACTCATCGACCAAAGCATCCTGCCTCATCCTTTTGGCATTGAAGAAAACCCTGAGCCGGAGGCTCGCATTTATAACAATTCAAACTCCACTACCATGGAAAACGAAAAGAAAGCTCCGGCCATCATTCAGAGCCGGGGTGACAAGCAAGACAACGCCGTTCAGCGGTTTAGTCTCGGAAAGGCCATCCGCGAAGCGGCCCAAGGTCGTCTGACCGGTCTCGAAGCAGAGATGAACCAAGAGGCTCGTGGCGAGTTCACCTCCGCCAAGGTCAACGTTAGCGGTGGCATCAACATCCCGTCCGCTTTCTTGACTCAGCGTGCAGCTCTTCCGCTCTCCGTTGGTGGGGATGTTACAAATGTCCAAACCGGATACGATGGTATCGTCGGTAAGCAGGATGACGGTTTCGTTCCGTTCATGCAGCCGCGCGATATCGCCACGCAGATGGGCGTCCGCTCCATCAACGGTGTGTCCGGAGACATCGTCTTCCAGGTCAGCAACCCGGAGGCCGCCGTTATCCCGACGAACGAGGCAACTCCCACGACTGTTGCTTCCGGCAACTTCACGGGTGTGACCCTGAGCCCGACCCGCGTCTCTGCTCACGTGCAGGTGACCGAGCAGCTCATGGCCCAAACCTCTGAGGATCTGGGCGCCTTCATCGGTGCTGAGATTCGCAAGGCTTGCGATGCCAAGTTCAACGGCACGATTGTGGGCGCCATCGACACGGCCGCTGACACGAACGTGACCCTGGCCGCCTACAACGCTTCCAGCAACAACGCCCTCGACGCTGAGGCCGCTCTGCTTGCGGACAACGTTGAAGTCGGTGACATCCGGGTTCTCTGTAGCCCCTCCGCTTACCGCACGGCCCGCGCTCTCAGCCTCGACGCTGGTAGCGGCATGCTCTTCGCCACGTCCCCGGCAGAGCGCAACTCCGTGCTGGGCTACCAAACGGTCATCAGCTCCTCCTCTGAGGATGCCAACCTGTACATGATGGACGTCACCAAGATGGTGTCTGCTCGTTGGGGTGGTTTGAACCTGATTATCGACCCGTACACCGATGCCGACAAGGGTGTCGTCCGGATTATCGCCAACATGTACCGCGGCTTCGCTTGCCTCGGCACCAAGGGTTTCGCCGGATACGAGGCTTCCTGATAATGTTCTATGAGGTCAATCGCACATCGTCTGTAGACGACACGTTCGTGAGCTCCGCTACCATGCGGGCTCACGTTCGTGCGGTTGATGATTCTGAGGACGATCTTTTGGATAGCTACCGCGATGCCGCGGTGGACTATCTGCAAAATCTTTCGGACCGCGTTCTCGGTCTGTCTACTGCGAAGGTGCTCTTGGACTACTCTGAGTTCAAGGCACCTTTTCGCATTCAGAAGCTGCAGGAGATTACTGCGGTGAACAAGCTGGAGTACTTCAAGAACGGAGAGTACATCAAGCACATCCCGGAGCTCCCTGACGACGAGGAGCACGGTCACCACACTACGTCATTGGCCTTCGTCAACGGCGATGCTGTGGACCGAGTCGTGGAGGTTGACGCTTACGACACCACGGTCAACGTGCGTATGACCGGCGCTGATTCAGATGGCGCTACCGTGGCACACTTCACGGTTGACAAGTACAACTTTTGGAGTAAAGAGTGGAACCAGGTCGCCACCTCTTCGTTGGGTACGCTCCTTACCAACTACACGTACACTTCCGTTCCGGCCGGTTTGTATCGGTTCAACTACACGGCTACTGTAGACCTCCAACACACCCACACGAGCCGTCGATACTTTGCCATCAACAATGGCACCTTGTTTCAGAACAAGGTTATGTCGGACCAATACCCGGCCCGATTTGACTTCTCCAAGCTCTGTGATCTTGTCGAGTACGACAATGACATGGAGACGCCATTCCGCATGGAGCTCATGTGCGGAACCCGTTTTAACAGTCTGCCCAAGCAGTACACTCAGGCCGCTCTACTTTTGATTGGCCACTACTACAACATGCGCGAAGCCGAAAACATTGGTGGTATCACCAGTGAGGTTAAGGAGGGCGTCCGTCGATTGGTTGCGAGTGTAAGGCAGTTCTAATGAGGGCGGGAGATTTATTCGATAAGATTGACATTTACAGCGTAAGCCGCACCATCACCAACTTTGGTGATGTGACGCTGGAGCGCACCATTTGGAAGGAAGGCGTCCGGTGCAAGGTCACGCACTTGGGAACGCCCTCTGTCGGCGGTTCGGAGTTTTCCGACGACAACCAAGAGGTAGGTGAGATGAAGATTGAGTTCAAGACTCGATACCTCTCCGGCATCACCTTCGATATGGAAATCGAGTACAATGGCGGGGACTTCAATGTCTACTCCATCTTGCCGATTGGTCGCCGTGAGGGCATGCGCATCCGTGCCAAGCGCCGCGACAACCAAGACGACTCTAACCCCGCACTGTAATGGCTCAGAGGGGAAGAAACAGCTTGCGCATTGACTTGGTAGGATTCAAGCGCAATGACCCTGCGATGCGAATGCTGCGTAGTGGGTTCACGATGAAGAAGCGACTGTCGGAGTTGAATAAGATTGTCAAATACTCCGGTGAGCCCATGCTGAAGAAAATGAAGCGCGGATCCCCAAGGGACACGGGGGCGCTTCGGAACAGTCTTGGTATTGAAAAAGCTCGTCGCAAAAAGGGGCCCTTCTTTATCAGCTACTTTGTCGGCGCGAGAACAGGTAGATACATCAGTGGCGGAGAGATTAAGGCGCGGGCTGGTTGGCGACTTCACTGGGCTGAATTGGGCACGGTAAAACATCCGGGACGTTATTTCATGGGCCCTGCCATCCGATATGGCATGCCTGTGGCAAAACGCCTAATTAGAAATGGACTGCGTAACTTGCTCCGCAACGCCGCAAACCGGTTTAGTCGAGGCAAGTTAGGCTCTGTCATAAAACTTTGAGTTATGAGTAATATTCTGAAGGCAAAAGTCGTTGGTCTGTACAGCCTGAAAAAGGACGGCAACACCGATAGTGCACGAACCCCTTTCAAGGTAGCGACTGGATCGAACTTGGCTAATACTGTCACTAACCTCACGTCGAGTGGTGTTTCTGATGGTGATTACGCCTTGCTTGCTCGTGACAACATGCCGTATGTGTGGAATTACACGGACGCAGGCAGCAACAATTACCCGGCCTTCATTCAGGTCTCGGACTCCACTACGAACCCAATTACTTATGACCAAGCTTTGGATGACTTGAGCTTGTTCTTGGCTGCCACGAATACCAGCCTTGACATGAGTAACTCCAACACCGAAGTCGTGGCCACGGATGGTGATGGCGGTAGCGAGACCTACATCATTGGTGGGGCTCAATCTTGGAGCATTCAGGCTGATGGCTTCATGACCGTCAATGACTATAAGATTGCGGACACGTTCATTGCATCGGCCATCAACTCTTACGTCATTGTGCGCATGGTCATGGATGTGACCGGTACTCTCAACCAAGAGTATTGGGGCCAAGGAATCATTGAAAGCCTGTCGCTTTCCGGTGGTTTTGATGACAATGTCACATACTCCGTAAGCGTGCAGGGCTACGGTCGAATCCTCACATACGAATAATCATGGCAACCGTACTTAATAGCAACAACATCTTCGTCAAGTTCTTTGATTTGACGACGACCAAGCCGGAAACCCTTACGGTGACGGACGCTTGGGCCAACGATGGCATCGAAGCCGGAGACCTGACCGATGGCGGCAACTTGGAACTCTCCTTGGGGGCCGATCAGGCCAACGGCACGTACATCATTCTAAACGGTAGTGGTAAGTGGGCAGGAGTCGTCCAATACAACAAAGCCACCGGTAGCAACCTGTATGCCTACTCCACGGTAACCGCGGCCACGTCTGCAACTTTGGACATGACCAATAGCCAAAACGATGTTGCCCGCGATGCCGGCCTTGGTGGCTTGATTCAGGAGTCCGACAACGAGTGGTCAATCAGTATCGATGGATTGGTTCAGGACGCCAACCAAGATACGGGCCGAACGCTCCTTGATGAAGCCATTGACGACCCCTACTTGGTGGTCAGCTTTGAACTTGACGGCGACAACCCGAAGAACTACGTTGGCTTGGCTAAGATTGACAATATCTCCTTTAGCGGCAGCGTAGACGAAGCGGCCACTTACTCCGCCACCCTTCAGGGGGTCGACAAGCTTTACGAGCAAATTTAGCCCGTGGCGGTTGTTGAGGAATCTCCGGTCTTCAGCGTTCAACTCAACACCCCGGACTATCTTGATGCCGGTAGCGCCGACTACATCATTATGCATGATGGTATTGGCTCCGACCCCGCTATGTCCATTACCCTCAGTGGGGCGGGGGTTATTGCTGGTAACACGTACAGTATCAGCGTCATTCTCGATCCGGCCGACATTGGTACCGGCAACGTTCAGGAAACTGTCGCTACGGCTACAGGAACCTTTGCGGGTGCCAGTCCGCAGACCATTGACATCTCCAGCCTCAACGTGCCTACGGTTTACACGACCAAGTCTGTTCACAGTAGCGACAGTCAATTCCCTCCAGGATTGAGTGCTACGGTCACCACTCCAGTAGAGTCTCTGTCTTCGACAGTTACCACGTTTTCTTATGAATTGGCTGGAGCTGACACGTTCCATTTGGTTTATGGTCCGACCGTTGCGTTCTCCGGAACGACCAGTGCCACCACGGCCTCTGTGGGGGAGACAATTTCCGCAACCTACACCGGAGTTAGCGGCGTCAGTCTGTCAACGGGTATCACCGGTAGTGACCTCCATTATGAACTGGAAGTTACCAAGGATTCAGATGGAACTGCTGCCGGCACAAACACGAATAACAACCCGCTGCCATATGGAAACACGTCGGTTTCAGGGCTAACTCTGAGCAATTTGAGTGTTGCGGAGACTATCACCGCAAGGGCCATTCTGCGTACCGGAACCACGGCCTCTCCGGGCGATACTTCGGTCGTCATTAATGAGCAACAATACACCATAGTATAATGTCAACAAACGATTTTCGCGGAGAACACATGTTGTCCATCGCCGGACGACAGTATCCAATCCTGATTAACTATAATAGTTTAAGGATTATGTGCCGCGAGGAGAAGATGGAATTCTCTGATCTTGATGCGGCGATGACCGACAGGGCCTTGGACACCGTCCCCATGATTGTTTATTATGGGTTGCGTAATTACTGCATCAAAATGTCCAAGAAGGTTCCCTTTGAGGACTACGAGGTGTTCTGTGCCAACGCCCTCGATGAGCCCGGTGGGTTTGAGGCAATGTTGGAGATGGTCACCGGGAGCATGGCGGTGCAGAAGCCTGCGCCAAAAAAAAAGGCGACAACCCGGACGCGGAAGTAGAGCTGCTTTGGGAGGACATCTTCTTGCGGGGCATGGAGGTGGGCCTGACCCCTGAGCAGTTTTGGTCGATGACCCCAAGGGAGTTTCACTTCGTAGTAAAGGGCTACGAGTTCCGCCTTGCGCGATCCTGGGATATGACGGCGGCGTCTATGTCTTTGTTGGCCAACATCAACAGTGCCAAGGGTAAGAAGTTTAAGCCCGCCGACTTCCACCCCCTACTGGACGTAACTTCGTCTGCGGATGATGTGCGCGAAGCCCTAAAGCTTCTGCGCGATTATAATCAGCAGGAAGATGGCGTTAATCAGTGATTTTAGTAGGCTCTCAGCCATTCTGTCTCTCGACATTACGAACTTCCTTCGTAATTCCGAGATTGCCAGTACAAAGCTTGGCCGCCTACAAGCACAGTTTCGTCAGGCAGGTCAAAGTTTAGTTCGTGGTCCTGGCTTGGCGTTTGGCCTAATCGGAGTAGGCGCCGTACAAGCAGCTGAGGGTTTTGACCGACTCTCGTTTCAACTTCAGGCTCTTGCCGGTGAAACCGCCACGGCGGCGCTAACCAAAAACGCCAAAGAGCTGGGTCTAAGTAGCGCGTTTACCGCCACTGAAATCCAAAAGCTTCAGCTCGAATTGGGTAAGCTGGGTTTGAGTGCTACCGACATTCAATCTGTTGCTCAATCGGTCACGGATATCTCCACGATTTTCGACACTGACTTGGCTCAGACCGGTGCCGGTTTTGCGGCTACCATCAAGCAGTTCACATTAGACTTTGATAGTGCGGCACAGGTGTCTGACATTTTCGCAACGGCAGTGGGCAAGACCCAGCTCACCGTTCCGGAATTGCAGGAGGCTCTGAAGAACGTAGGCCCTGTCGCGGCACAGTTGGGATTCTCTCTTGAGGAGACGGTCGCGGTTTTGGGTACGTTTGCTGATGCCGGCCTGAAAGGTGGTATCGCAGGTACTAAGTTCAAGTCTGCCTTGAATAGCTTGGTCAAGAAGTTCCCTGATGCCAAGGCCAAGTTCTTGGATCTTGTCACCGGTCAAGCCAGCTACAATGAAATCTTGGATTCCACCAATTCTCGTGGTGGTATTGGAATACAGATTATTCAAGACAACATCACTGAGTATCAAAACTTGGTAGGCGCACTGAACCTCGCAGAAGGTGCGACTGAGCGCCTGACTGACGGCATGCAGGACAGGTTGTTCTTCAGTTTGGAGCGAGTCAAGAACTCATTTCAGGCTTTGGGTATTGCCATTGGTGAGGGGTTTGGTCCGTTCCTTACCCGGCTTGCAGATCGGCTTGGCTTCTTGGTCAAGTCTTTGACCGATGGTGGCACGGCAACATCAAGGTGGATTGCCGAGCTCATGGTGATTACCGTTGAGTCTTCCCTGATTATTTTTGCAATCAGTCAGATTGGTGGTGCAATTACAGGACTCATTGCCAACCCGGCTTTTGCCGCCGCAGCTGCGGTAGCTTCTATTGCCGCGGCATTCTTCAAGGCTAAAATCGACGCGGACATTTTCGCGGCAAACATGGAGGAGGCCAACTCCAGTTTCGAGGACTTGGTTGGCTATGCAGATAGCTTGTCCAAGGGCAACGAAGTCATTTTGACTACGGTTCAGGATTACGCCGCTCTCCAACGCGATGCCGAGGCGTCCATCCGGGCTCAAGAAACCGCAATTGCGGCCCTTATTGAAAAGGAAAAAAAGCTCAATCTAGAAAGGGAACAGGCAGGTGCTCGGTTCGACGAGACAAGTTCGATTGAAGTCGCAAGACTGGATAAGGAGATTGCAGACAACCAGGCCAAGCAGAGTGAGTTTACGCAAAGAATCTTTGCTCTCCAACCTCTAATCAAGGAGTCGAAGTTTCAAATCAGTAAGATTGAAGCCGAGCAGCTCAAAGCTCTGCGTGAACGGTACAAAATTGAGCTAGACAACCTTGGTGCGGGCGATGAGGACTTGAAGTTGGCTAGGGAAAAGCACCGCGAGTACCAAAAGCAACTGAAGGCCCTTAACGAGGTCAATAAGGCGCTTCAAAAGCAAACCATCAAGTCTGACGCGGGTGCGTTTGGTATTGATGGGCAGGAGCAGACTCAGAAAATCGTTGATCTGTACGGCGAGCTCACGGTTTTGGGCGTGACCATAGATGAGGCCAACCAAAGCTTGGCAGAGCTTATGTCGAGCAAGGAGCTGTTGGTTCCCGAAGGCGGAGGATACGTCTTCATTCCGCCAGAGGGGCTCGACGAGTTCGAGCGTTTGGGCAACCTCGCAAGTTTGGCTCAAGGATTCACGGATGGTTTTGGTCGGGCTATGAGTGCCGCTATCACGGGCACTCAAAAGTTTGGTGAGGCATTGAAAAACAACTTGATTCAGGCTTTGCAAGCAGTGATTTCGAAGGTCATATCACTCATTGCCCTGTACGGAATCTTGGCCATCGTAAGTGGCGGAACATCAGTTGGTCTTGGCGCATTTGTAAGCTCAGGATTTGGCTTGGGCTCTCAAAGCATGAGCGAAATCTTTAGTACCGGCTTTGCGCAGGGCGTTGGGCCAGCTTTCCGTAGCGGGTCGGCCGGCGGCGGCACGGGCTCTGCCGGATTCCGTCTGCAAGGACAAGACTTGGTGCTTTCTGCCGAACGTTCCGGTAGGGCATTCTCACGAATTGGATAATGGCAACAGTTAGATATACTTCGCACTTCAAGGGGGCTGCGGGAAACGAGTTCTTGGTCCGCATTTACGACTTGGAGTACACCCACTCACCGTTGGGATGGGGTTTTTCGGGCTCTGTACCACTGACGATTCAGGGTGACGGCCTTGAAATCAATTACAAGGGCAAGACGGACACCCATTTGGACCCTATCATCCCGTCAACTTGCGACCTGAAGTTGATCATCACCAACGACGATCAAGAGAAGCTCATAACCAACATTGAGGCCGGGTCTGAGTTTCAGTTGGCCTTGGAGATTCTGCACAAGACGCAAGCCACTTCCCAGGGCGAGTGGGATCCGTATTGGAGGGGTGTTTTGGTCCCGGAAACGGTGTCTACGGACATCGGAATCCACCCATATGGGGTCGCCTTGACGTTCACCGACGGTCTATCTTTGCTCAAAGACGCTCCGTACCGGGTCACCGAGCACGAGCCCTTTGAGGGCGGTGCAAAGCTCCGTAAGCATATCGGTCGGTGTCTGTCGTACCTGCCGCACGCTGACTTATGGGATTACACCAATGCCGGAGACCCATTCTTCGTCAGTTTAAGTGACCTGTACCACAAAAATCACATTGTTGGTAGTCTAAGTGGCAATCAGGTTTACACCGACGACCCTCTCTTCTACTCAGGAGCGGACTCCGCTGCTTTCTACGAGCCCTCTGCACGAAAGAACCCTTATGGGCGTCACTTCATTGAGGAAGGGGCTTATTACAGTTGCTATGACGTCATCCGTGACATCATGGTTACTATGGGGTTGCGCATGAATCACGCTTACGGCCGATTCTTTGCCGTTTCTCCTACGATTATGGCCGCTACGGGCCAAGCTACCCAATATCAAATCCACGGCAGGAAATCTGATGCGAGAAGCCTCCTGAACACCAGCTTTCAGGACAGCGTATCGACTCTGCTGAGTACCACCGATCACACCTACCGCATCGGCAAGGAGGAATTCAGTGACAGGTATCACATTGCGGTGGGTAGTCAGGAAAGTTGGCTTCCAGCCGTCAATTCAGCCACTTACGTGCACCGTGACGCAGGTGTCAAGGGTGTATTCGCGAGAAAATCGGCTTATTACCTGGATCTTGCGTGCTACCCGCCACCTCCGCCCGCTCAAAGGAGGCCCAATAACGGATTTCTCGGCTTCTCATCAGGACTGGTCGATGCGGACATCCCCGCCAATGGCTTGGTAAATCCTGATGCGACTGTAGGCGAAAACACCGGACTTCGCATCAAGGGCGAGCTTAAAGTTCGACTTAGAAACCCTCGAAACGGCGCTTCCGGGGATGTAGGCACCGGATATGGTCAAGTGCGCGTTGCAGAACAGTGGCTTGGGTGCAAAATCGTGTGTGATTTGACCATCAAGGTCGGGTCTTACTACTTGGTGCAGACCATCACTCAAACAGGAGCTGCTGACTTCACTGACGAGAACGATTTTGGTGAAATCACCCTCAACGCCACCGCGCCCGGCGTTGCTGGAGGAACTGACCGCCAGTACTACCCCCTTGAGGCGAGCACAGCAGAGTGGACCACCAATCCTGGCACTTTCGCCTTCGATATGGCGAATTTTGAGCTTACAACACCCCTGGTTCAGGGCATTGAATACGACGATGAAAACGGAGAGGTGCAAAGCTACCCGGTTGGATGTTGGACTCGTCGCCGAAATCACAACAACTTGCGGTACGATCAGGAGTCATATGACCACTGGACGTCCGATCAACCCGCTGAGTTGGACATCATTACTGCGGACCAAACAATTAGTTTTAGCTACCCCAACCCCTATCTAAGCATTGAGTTGGACTTGCAGACCCCGCCGTTGCCCGACGGAGTCTCTGAGCAAACGGGGGTTACTTTCGATGTAAACCTTCGTGGTTTTACTGCTGAGGGTGACTCGCTTCCTGACGAGGACCGCGCTGATGTAGCTGTCGGTGACGATTGGTTGGGCAATGTTTTGGCGGGCTCGGCCTACATCAGAGACCTCAATGTTTTCATTGGTAGCGGAAGCGACGACATTGACACCTTCTATCGGGTGTCCGAGGAGAATCCTCGTGGAGGCGAGCACTTCCTTGCCGGACGCTCAATCTTGGGCGCTCGATACAGGTCAGCCAATGGCGCTGTCGGATATCTGACCCACAGCAACTCCGACACCCCGCCCACAGAGGGTATGGGTCTTGGGTACAAGATGATTACTGAGGACACTGACACCAACTTCAGGGGCAACTTTGAGGAGTTGGCCGCAAGTGCATATCAGTTTCGTAGCAAGAACCGACACCTGTACAACCTGCGCCTGATTCGCAAGGAAGGAAGTCCGAACTACCTCATCGCACCGCACACGCTGTTCCACTACAACTATCCGAACCCCGACGAGGACTTATTGGTGTTGGAGTCACGGCACAACCTGCACCGGGAAGAGATTGAAGTCACCGCTATTGAGCTCACAACGGAGCCCAGGACCATCACCGAGGTGACCAACTCTGACGATCGCGGCACACCGGGCATTGCGGGCGGGGGCTTCCCTGCGGATGTTTTAGGGGGCAAGTTGGCCACCACCAACACCGGTGGTGTAGCCCCTGCGGACATAACGAAGCTCAGTTTCCTCAACACCAACTCTGCCGGTGACGGGATTGATACTATTGATGGGTTCACAGGTGGGAGTGGTAGCGTTTCGGCTGACGACCAGCTAAAGTTGGACGCCATTACCATTGATGCGAGCGGCAACATCACGGACTTTACGGTCGCGGGCCAACCCCTGACTTCCGACGAGATTGAAGACGCCGGTTCAAGCCACAAGTTCGCCACTGCTGGACAACTGACTCAGATTGCCACCAATCAGAGTGACATTAGTACGAACGCGACCAATATCACGAGCGTATCAAATGGATTGTCCGACATTCAGTCCTTCTTCAAGGATGAGAACACGGGTGATGGTGTGGGCGTGTACGTTGACACCACAGACACGGGCAAGAGTCACGTCTCGGTGACAGAGACGGCGGGTAAGCTGCAGGTTGGTCAGCGCACGGTAGTCGATATGTCGGAGACAAGTCCTGGATCAATCGCCATGAAGGTTCAGGCCGGAGCAACGGGATCTGAGGCACAGGTGACCGCTGTTCAAATCAGCGGCAACCCCACGGTCAATAACAAGGCCACGGTCAACATCACAAGCGGCGACTTCCGGGTCTCTTCGCCCACTCAGTTCAGTCAGAACGTTGCCTTCGCAGGAGGGAGCAATACTATTACGTTCACAGCGGGCACTTCTGGCATCGACTACAATGACCTTGACAACCTGCCTACCATTGGCACGGGCACGGCAAGTGAGGCGCTCTTTGTAATCGACAGCACCGGGGGCACAGACAACGTGACAAGCACAGCGAGTACGCTCACGCTCGACTCCACTCAATTCATAAGCACTGCAAGTAAGTTTACGGTCAGCAACAGCATCGTCACCGTCAACATGAATATGCGAGCCGTCATCGCATTCTATGTAGGCTTTGACGACCCAAACGGTGCCGACCGCACAAAAGGCGAGGCTTTCCTTGAAAAGAGCACTAACAGCGGCACGACTTGGACCCTTGTGACCGGAAGTAACGCATTCGCCTACCTGCGTAACGGCAACAACAACGACACTGACACAGCGACCAGCGGAAACTTGATTATGGACGTGAGCAGTGGCGACCAGTTTCGGGTTCGTGTCAAGACTCAAGGCTCTGCTTTGACCACTTCCACAGTCGCTAACATGAGCGGCTTCAGCATTTTTGATTTGCTTGGTGGGGCTGCGGGCGCAGACGGTGCCGATGGCGCTCCCGGTGCAGATGGCGCAGACGGCGCTCCGGGTACACCGGGCGCTGATGGCTCCGACGGCACTGGATTTACTGGAGGTACTTACAACCCCTCTACTGGCATCGTAACATTCACTTCGGATGACGGCCTTGGCTTTAGCACAGGCGACCTGCGTGGGGCAGATGGTGCAGACGGCAGTGACGGAACGAACGGAACGAACGGAACGAATGGCGCTGACGGGCTGGGCTTCACAGGTGGCAGTTATAACGCAGGCACGGGCGTTGTTACGTTTACCTCCGACGATGGCCTTGGCTTTAGCACCGGAGACCTACGGGGAGCAGATGGTGCAGACGGAGCAGACGGAGCGGATGGCAGTGACGCGAACGCCTTAGCCGGAGCCGACCAAACCTTGACGGCTGACAGGACGATTGACGGCAGCGGAACGAACGATCTGGTCATTCACGACGTAAGTGAGTTCAAGGTCACGGGCAGCAACAATGAAACCATTTTCTCCGTAGACCCCGGCTCACCATCCACCGTGTCTGTAGCAGGCAACTTTACGGTTGACTCTGCGCAAATCCAAGGTGGAAGCATACGGTTGGAAGAGGCGAGCCTGGTGGGTAGCAATTACATTGACCTGCGTGCCCCCGTCAGCGTCACATCCAACACGATTCTGACACTGCCGGACGGTGCTGGCAGCGATGCACAAGTGCTGACAACTGACGGCTCTCAAACGTTGCGCTGGACAAGCCCTGCGTATGTGGTGGCAAACGTCAGCGGACGGTGGCAATGGTCCTCTGCGGATTCCGGAGAGCGCGTTTGGACGGGTAGTTCGGCATACGGTCCGTTTAATTGGTACTCACACAGCCATGAGCCAAGCAACACCACCCTGCGCAATTACAGCACGAGTCATATAGTCAACACTACGACTGCAACGGAGAGCAGCTACAAGCTCTTTGCATACGGCATCCGAATCCCGACAACTGACCGCAAGGTCAAGGTGGTCTACAGCTTCCGTCTTCAGAACGCTCCAAACCCAAGCACCTGGGGTATCAGCATTTGGGGCGGAAGTCCCGGCACTGTTCAGGAGACGGGCAGCGTAACCTTGCGGTTGCGAGCAGAGTCTCCGGACATTAATCGAACTACAACGAGTACTGTCGCACACTACTTTGGCGAGTTTGAAACGCCTCAAAACTTCAATCACGATTTCGCCATGATTCTGATGGAGAACAGGAGCGGAACTCTGACGACGAACACCTATATGTACGGACAATTTCAAGTACTCCTCGTATGAAGATTCCTGACACACCAATAACCGAACTTGACAGCAGAGCCACCTTAGAGGACATCATTGCCAAAATCAATGAGCTGGTTCGCGCCTTGAATGATATGTGGAACCCGGATGACGGCTCACAAGAATGACTTTAGATTTACGCGATGTGGGACGAGATGAAATGCCGGCTACTGAATGTCGCAAATGTCGGATGGCTGACGATTGCCACCCAGGATGTGGTCAGTTTTTCGTTAGAGGTAGTTGGTGTATGCACCCTGATCTGGTTCAATGTGGAGAGGGCTGTAGCTGCTCGAAGGAAGAGGATGAATGAGAAGAATTGACTACATCGTCATCCACTGTGCCGACACCAAGCCGAGCATGGACATTGGCGTCAAGGAGATTCGCAATTGGCACACCCGAATTAACGGGTGGTCAGACGTGGGATACCACTTTGTCATCCGTAGGGACGGTAGCGTTGAACAAGGCCGGGATATCACCCGTATTGGAGCCCACGTGAAGGGGTTCAACAATCACTCCATTGGAATCTGTTGGGTCGGAGGGGCCAATGAAGAGACCATGAAGCCTGAAGACAATCGAACTGAGGAGCAGAAGGTGGCTTTACGGGCAATCATCGACCGCATGCTTTCGGCTTTCCCGGATGCGGTCCTTATGGGTCACAACGACTTTCCGCGTGTGAAAAAGGACTGCCCTTGCTTCGACGTTTGTAAATGGTACTATGAGTAATGGGTCGTTTCAACTTCAGCCGTCTAAGACAGGCCGCAAAAACAAAAGTCCTGAGCATGATATTCAAGTGGCTATTACGCGCCATCTTGAGAATCATCCGGAGGCGCCGCTCTTCTCGGCCACGGTTGGAGGAGTAAGGCTCGCCATGCACACGGCCAAGAAGATGAAACAGGCCGGATATAAAAAAGGAATACCCGACCTGCTCATCTTTGAGCCCAGAGGAATGTACTCCGGGCTTGCCATAGAGGTCAAAACCCTGAAGGGTCGACCCAGTCCCCACCAAAAAAAGTGGATTGCACAACTTAACAGCAAGGGATGGCGTGCGGAGATCTGCTACGGTCTCCAAGAATGTCTTGACGTCATTGACGAATACTTCCGGTAGGGCGGTGTTTCACTAAGGCATCTATCGGGCCTCGTTACAGGATCTCCCTGTACACCATGCCGCCCACCTGGAAGTAGGGCCCCACCAACGTCTTGATGAGGCCCCCCTATACATGAACCAATGCTGACTTGCCTTCAGCAGTCGAAATATAAGAAAGAATTACCGAAAGGCAATGACCGAAATGCCGGTGCCGGTGGTAATCTTCGCTTCCCGCATATCGGCTTCGAAAACCACACCCGAAGCCAAGGGGATGTCAACGGCCGTAGCCGACCCGTACAGCTTGCAGTTGAGGGTTGCTGTATTCGCACCGGTGCTAATGACCTTGAACACTGCGGTAGATTGCGCCGATTCCGTGAGCGGAAAGGCTTCTGAAAGGGAAAAATCTCGTGCCATCAGAGGATGTATGTTTGAACTTGTGCTTTGCCTGACTTGGGTACGGTCACGATAGCACACCCGTGTTGCCAGTCGTTCCGGGGCATATACTCCGGTCGACTTTCACCCAAGTGTCCTAATACGTGACACTGCAGCAAGTTACCAGCTCCATCGCGTGTGTAGTAGCTATCCGGACGGTGCAAATGTCCGCAAATGGCGCTCTTTTTCATCTTGCCAAAGAGCTTTCGAGCCGGATCCAGGCCGCTAATTCTGCACTCGTGTCCGTGCAGGAAAGTCATGTCTCCGCAATGAATAAAGCCCTCCACAAACTGACACTTGTTCTCCTCCAGAGCCAAGAGTCGGTCAAGACGTAGCTCATCAATACCAGTTAGGCTTGGGGCGTTGTCTATGATGTAGTTCGAGAGCCGATCTTCGTGATTGCCCGGCACAAAGTACATCCGAGCGAATTGCCAGCTAAATTTCTTCAGCCACTGCTTGGCAACCTCAATCTCTTCCTCAATTTCTACGGCATCCTTACTGTGCCGATACTTGCTGACTTTATGGAAGTCCAACATGTCGCCAAGGATGATGAGCTCCGTGCACTGTTGGTTGAGGCCAAGGGCAAGGGCCTTTTCAATCGCCGCCTTGTCGTGATAAGGGATATGAAGGTCGCTCATGACCAAAAACTTGCGCTTTCGGCTCAGGAAGAGGTCTTTCTTATATGCCATTGTATTCGACGTAATAATCCGAGCAAATCTTGGCAACCATCTCGTTCGTCCAAGCCACACCGATAGATGTCAGTAGCATCTGTACAGTGGCGTGCTGATTGCCCTCGCCGCAACTGTCAAAAACACCGGCCGACTTCTGTGACTCCCACAAGAGGTAGTCCTTCTCCTTGTCGCTCACCATTTGCAGATCAAGGTTTTTAAGGCCGTATTTGTCGCGGTACAGGTCATCAATGATTTCCAAAGGGATTCTGTAGGCCGGATTCATGCTGACCGGAAGTCCGGATTGCTCTACTGACAACTGCAGCCGCTCCAGGGTCTGTCTTACATGCCATGGCTTGCGGTCCAAGAGCTTCGCGATGGCCCCGTAGGGCAAGTACAGGTAGTTGCGCAGGTAAAACTGCAGGGCGGCTCCCGCTTGATTGTTTTTGCAATCTATGTTCGACTGCACTCTTCGTACTGACTCCTCGCACTGTTCCCACGTCAACAACTTGCATCGTTTGACCCTATCCCGCATGAAATGGATTGATTAATTGGGCGGATCGGCATAGTTGCATGTCAACTAAAAAGAACTCATAGGAGTGCTTGCCGCCGCGTTTGCCCGTTTCTAAAAGGTTTAGGCTCCTAAGCCTTGCCTTAAATTTCCGAACAGACCAATTATTGTATCCATTTTCCACGCAGTACATCCGGAAGCTGTTGTACGCCTCGTCCTGATGTACCTCTACAGTACCACTGCCATGCTTCTCCGTGCTGATTCCACTGCTCTGCATCCACGCGCTGAACGGGTCGCCCTCTGCCTTGAGGCGGTCGAGCTGCTCTTGTAGAACGGCAGGTCGGAGCAGACGACCCTGCTCCTTAAGAGAGAGGTCAAGAGCATCGCAGAGTTCCTGAGCAATCGTCGCCCTTGAGTCCTCGGTGGCCAACTTCAAATGCAACTGCCCGTCCATCTTGTCTGCCGCCTTGGCATTATTGAAGGTGATGATGTCGAACCTTCGGGCCACGCCAGGATCGCTCAGGCTGTATGTGAATCCCATTTCGTTCGAAGCCACAATCAGGCTTGCCCTTGGCTTGACCTCGATGGGTTCCTGATACAGCTTGCGGGCGATAATCGGCTCCTTGGACACAATCATCTTCAGGGTGTCCTTGTCGCCGAGGTTGTCGCTTGCGTCCGCTGAGATACACAGGGTGGCCTGAGCCAATCTCATACGGTGACGGCTGTCATCCCTGGTCAGTTGCGCAAGGTTGTCTGTACGCATCACATTACCGGGCCCAATGCATCCTGCCACTGCCTCAATCAGCGTAGACTTGCCGGCGCCAGCTGCGCCCACCAACAACAGGATTTTCTGTACGTTAAGCGGGTCCCCAGCTATGCTGTTAGCCAACATGCCCAACACGTACCGGCGGATGTCCGGATCGGGCAAAACCTCGCCAATGAACTTTTGCCAAGCAGGGCTGTTGCTCTTTTTCTTGAACCACCCCGGAATGCAATATGTACACAGATCACGTGGGTCATGGCCCGCATGGAACTGCGCCCCATCCACATTGAACGTTACCAAGCCGTCAAGAAAGTTGATGCCCCTACGCGGCTCATTGTCGTACAGGATGTCGCTGTGGCCGTGGTTGGCAAAGCTACGGTCGAACTCTCTCTGGAAGTCGCTTGTCAGGATGCTTGGCTTCAACAGCCCACAGGGCTTGGCAAACGCTTGGAGGATAGACTGCTTCTCACGAGCAGTAATCGGCTCGAAGTGGGTGTCTGACCACATACATGGTACGCCACCGATGTGCGTGACAGGAATGCCAAGCTCCTTGCTTAGTTGCGGGATGGCAAGACCCAAGATTGCCGCTGCGCTCTTCGCAGAGCACTTCTCCGGGTCGTAGGGCACGCCACACAGGTCAATTACCGCGTCTACAGAGACCAACTTCTCTGCCAACGCCGATAGCTGTGTGATTTGCGGATTATTCTTGCTTGTCATGCCCAGACCCCCTCTCCATGTCGTTGAGACGGGTGTTCAGAGCATATATACAAGCCTCAAGGATTTCGACGCGAGTTTCGAGCGGCCAACTTTTGAACACACCATTGTCCATAGATGCCCCATACTCGAAAGCAATGTTCAATCCCTCGCCTTCGACGTTAACCACCCCTGGAGTTGTCCACTCCGGAGGTGGCCCGCTGACGTTCGTTGCGTCAGTCGGTTCGTCGAGGCATTGTTTGATGATGGTCATAACCGTCGAGACATCGCTTGCGCCAATCGGACTGCGATCTGCATCGAAGTAAATCTCCAATGCCTTTTGAATGCGATTCAGTTGATTGTCTCGACCGTGTGCCATATCAGAAAGGTAGGTCGTCGTCTCCACTTGGAGCGGAAGTGGTCACAGACTGAGAATCAGTCGCTTGACGCCCATCGGCAACATCGTAAGCCTTTGCGTTGCCCAGGATTGGGAACTGCTTGCCGGTCTCGCGAATCTCCTTCGGGACGTCATGGGTCACCATGTAATCCTTGTTGTACTGCGAGTCAGGAGTGTTGACCATGCGCATGCGCAGCCACTTGCGGCCCTTTTCATCGGTTTGAATCAGGGACTTGTCGATTTTCGTCAGGTCGATGCTGAACGAAATGTTTTTAGGGATGGTACTCATCGATACTTATTTGCTTTACCCACTTGGCGATTTGTTTCTGAGAAGGCGCGTACATGTCCACTGGACGCAATTGGTTCATCTTGAGCATACGGAATAGGCTACCCCATTCCTCGTGTGTCATGTCTTCATGTTGGTCGATTAAATCAAATTCAAAACGTTGTGAGCCTTGCCTAAGAGTGCTGCTATCAAGCAAAGCCAAAGCATAATTGAGACGATTGTAGGCGTCAGGTTTTCTCTGCTCCTCCTGTTCGGCGAAGAGTTCATCAACCCACGCAAACTCATCATCCGACCTCATCCTCGCCGTAAACTCCGATTTCGTACAGGTCGGCCAGCTTCAGGACTACGCGGCTCAAGGCTCGCTTTTCTGCCATGGCGATTGGATACGCAACCTTACAATTCTTCGGAGAGGCTTCACCAAAGCTTTCCACTCGGTGCTTGGTGTCCTGAATCCATCCGCATGCCTTGATGCAGTAGAGACCCATACTAGGATCACTCAACACAGGTACTACCTCATAGTTGACACGGACGTTAAGCCCGCGCTGAATTTTCTCGATTCCTGTGCGGTTGATGCACACGAATCCCTGTGGGGCCTTAAAGAAGTCGCTTTTGGTAAGACCATACTTCTCTGCCAGCTCCTTGAACTTCTTGACTTGTTCTCTTGTCATAGGATTGTCTCTGCTAACTTGTCGAATCGCTTGCGCAGGGCATCGGCCTCCAACCTCAGCCTCTTGATTTCAACCATCATCTGCTCCATCTGCCTATGCTGCTTCCAAAGACCGAGGTCGGCCTCGTTCATCAGGTTGGCATGACGGCGCAGACTTTCTTCCCGCTTCGCAGGGAGCTTACCGGGATTGAGGTCTAACCAAAGGAGAATAGTGTCGGCCTCTGTGGCCAACCGCCCGCTTAAGTGTATTCGTTCAAGACTTGTCATTCTTACGCCGATCACCGGTAATGGCGGTGATGAGCATGTCAATGTAACCAAAAACCTGGTTATCAGCCTCAGTTGGGGTGATGTTCACGATGACTTTAATGAAAGCCAAGGCCGCAATGGCGAGCTCACCCCAGTTGTCGAGAATAAATTCGAGCATGTCAATAAATGTTACCGGACTTGTCATACATGATATCGAACTCGCCTTTCACCTCCCCGTCATTCAGGGTGATGATGAGAGACCACATCGGTATGGCAGTCTTGTCAACGAAGATAGGAGTACACCGAGCAGACATGGACATCCCATCACGCATGGTGTATTCACGGGGGATGCACAGCTTGAGCGAATCCGGGACTCGCTTGTGATTGATGAGCCACATGGCGTCAGTCACCTGCTTGGGAGGGGTGGCCATCCTGATGTGGTATTGGCGCATGATGAACACGCCAAGCGCACCGGCAATGACCAAGTAAATCAGAATCATCATTGTTCTTGAGCTGCTTCGAGAACCCAGTGCCGCTCGGCGAAGTCCTCAATCTCATTCAGCAACCGAATGCCGGCGGTGATGTCGACACGGAGTTGGTACTCATAAGCCTCGGCCAAGAACTTGATGAGTCGGTTGCGGCTGATGGCCAAGCCTTGCATTGCCAAGGTTGGGGCCGTGTCGTACCGCCGGTCGAAGAGCCCGATCGTGTGGTACATGAAGCGAACATCGTCGCCAAGCTGCTGTGCTTGCACTTCGGTGAAGTGGTCGGGCCGGCACTGAATGCTACCGATGAATCTTTATGCATGGGTGATATGATTTGAAATGAGGGTCATGATCTTTTTCATTGCGGGAGAGGCGACCTCGCCTACCCGGAGGTGTCTACCAAAGGGCTTGCCAATCAGGCCAATCTCACCTTTGGGCCACAGGTTGCCGACTTTGCGACACATGGCTCCAGGGCTCGGCTCTTCGTGGTGATTCAGCTCCCACACTTCGTCGTGTTGGAGGACCACATAGTAGTGTGCGGCCCGATCATGGTCAAAGATGTCTACGTTAATGCTCATAGAGGTTTCCGTTTTTGTACACCGGGATGGTGATGAACTTGTGGGGCTTGCTCTGCGCAGTCTCCTTCAGGCCGATGACGTAAGCGAAGATGTGCTCACGGTGGGCAACATGAGGGCGCACATGGCAGGACAGCCGACCGGGGACAAGGTTGTAGTGCTCAAGGAATCCGGGGACTTGAGCCTTGAGGATGTTCCTGACGTTGGTCGGAACCCGACCTTGCTCCATCTTCTTGGCCTTGTTCTCCAACCCCTTGGGGATAGAGGGCTGCTCGAAGAAGTCGAACAGATACTTGACGCTATACGAGAAGGCGATGAACAGGAAGGTGTAAATCACCAAGTAGTCTTCAATTCCCATGATTCTTATTGGTTTGACGCATGGCCTTCATGCGCTGGTACTTTTTAGTGGTGGGGCAGGAGCCGCAGGGAACCTTGAGCAGTCGCCGGCGGAAGTAGATGGTCAGCTCCGTGCGGCCCAGCTTCTCAGCGATGACCCAGTTTGCGTAACCTTGCTTACTCATCTCCTTGATGAGCTCGTCCTCTTCGGGGAGATAGTGTTGGTTGGTGTTTCTAGCCATGGTGTTGGGGGTTTAGAAGGTGTCGTAGACTTTGTCAGTGTCGAGGGTGTGAACACTGCCGCCGTAATACTCGAACCGGTTCTTGAAGATGTGTTCCGGGGCACAGTTGTTCAGGTGGATGTAGGTCCGGATGTAGGCCATCTTGACCTTGTACAGAGCGTCCGACTCACTGATGTGAGAGAACGCGACCAACCCGTAGCCGAAGACTTCGGGCATGCGGGCCATATAGATAGGGGGTTTAGGCTTGTCGCTCATAGCGTTGGATAGTTTCGAAGATTTGATGTACGAGGGGCACAGCAACGGCATTGCCATACGCCTTCACTGACTCTCGTCGCCACTTTGGAAAGGTGATTCCGTCCAGTTCGGGGGGAAACCCATCATCTCGGCGACAAAGCGCGGGTTGAGTTGGGAAGTCTGCCCATCGTAGGTATGATTCGGCTCCAGGTGGTAGACATTGCGTAGCAAGTTCCTCCTTGCCGGGTTGTTGTCCAAGCTGCTCGGAGGGTACGCCCCCTTGAAGTCCGTGGCCGTGGGTGTCGGGAGCATCCCGTTCCGGGCCAAGTCCTTGAGGCGAGGACTGTAGCCCTTGCCCGTGGTCGGCTTGCCGTCCTTCAAGATCCTGGCGCCGCCCCCTGTCCCATCCCAAGCCACCGGGGTCGGAAGGAAGTCCCCGTACAGGACTTGACTCAACAGAGAAGACCACTTCGTGCCATTTCTGTAGCCGGCTTTTCGGGAACGTTCCCACATCGACTCCGGAGTCTCGGCACGCTCGGTTGCGGTCGGAGTAAGCAATAAACCAGACCCGGTCCCTTTTGTGTGGGCAAGAGGCCGCACCAGCAGCAGGAAGTACGGCCGGGAAGACTTCGTAGCCTTCACTGTGAAACGCATCGAGCACCTCGTCGAATACAGCCCCGGCATTCCAACTAAGAAGCCCGCGAACGTTCTCTGCCACGACCCAAGTGGGGCGAACCTCTCGGATAACTCGGTGCATTTCCGGCCAGAGATGTCTATCGTCGGCCGTTCCTCGCCGTTCACCGACTGTTGAGTACGGTTGGCAAGGAAATCCGCCAGTGAGGACGTCGATACGTCCAGCCCAAGGCTTACCTGAGAACTTTTTGATGTCTTCATATGATTTGGATTCGGGGAAATGGTGTTTCAGCACTCGGCGGCAGAACTCGTCGCGCTCGACATGGAAGACGTTGTTCCATCCCATCCATTGCGCGGCAAGATCAAAGCCACCGATGCCGGAGAAGAGACTTGCGTGATTCATTCTTTTGCGGTTGGCTCCTTGAGCTGGGCCTGATTAAAGTCAGGGTAAGAGACCATGGGCACCCAATACCCATGACCGGTCGTGCGGTCGACATAAAGCCGCCACTCGACTCCGAGGATGTCGTGCTCCCAAATCTCTTGGTACACGAGGTTCTGTTGGTTTGGAGGGGTCATTCGTACATCAGTTTGAAGAAGTCGATGGAGTCCGGGTGCATCTTCTGTGCATGGGCCCGGCCCACAGTCATGTCGGCAGCTTGCCACTTGACTACGTTGGCGATACCGAAGCGCACGATGGCCTCGGACAGTTTGTGCTTGGGGTAAGTCATATCAGGGGTTAACAGGAAACTTCGTCATTCCACCGCAGTTCGTCCTCGATGGCGTCCAGGACGACCTTCTTGATGTCACCGTCACAGGTGGCGGTCAGGACATCGCGAGGCATCACGTCGACGCACTCGCAGGGCATGGGGTTGGGCACTTGCATATCGAACTGCTCGTAAATGTGGCGGATATGCGTGAACGGCACCAACTCCTCGTTGGCGACACGGACCGTGATGGTCTTGTAATTGCCCTCGTGGACAGTCGTCCAGAACTTGTTGCGCACAAGGGCGAGGTTGGCTTTCTTCAGGTAACTCATCACTGCTTGGGGTTCAGTTGGAAGGGTGAATCCGGTGCGTTCTCGCGATCGCGGAGGTAGCGGGTGACCAAGGTCTCAACCTCCTCGCGAACCCGCCAATACAGTTCGTTGGCCGCGTGGGTCATGTGAAGTTCGCCGGTGTGGATGTCCTCCACCCACATGTCGGCGCCTGCCACGCCTTCCACATACTTCTCGGTGAGGTCGTCCACAAACATCATGTCGATGTTATTCTTATCGATAGGCATCAGTCGTTGGGTTTGTTGATGGACTCCATGATGGACTCGCTCCAGTCAAAGAGGATGCCCCGGTCTTCGGGGGTGAACTCGTTCCAATTGCCGGTCTCGATGAGGCCGTATTGGTCGAGCAGACGAGCGCACTCGCTGACGACCTTGTCGTGGATGCGCCACGTAGAGCCGTAGACTTCCCACACCTCGTCCCAAGACATGACCTCCTGATCGTGGAGGATGCTTGCGTTGTCGGTGATGAGCCGCAGGGTCTCCTTGTCAGGAGGGGTGCCGGCTCCGTCCCACTCGATTTCGAGGGGATGGTCGTCGATGTGGTAGGCGTACCGGTTGGACGCCAGCTGCTTGAGGTACTTGGTGATGTCCTCCTTGGTGCTGTCGGTATTCAGTCGATGGAACATATCAGGCGGGGGTTTCGGTGTTGTCAGTGGTAGCAGTGGGCTCCTCGGACTTGGGGAGCCAGTCCTTGAGCTCGGCCTTGACCTCTTCGAGGTCCATGTCCAAGCCTTCGATGTACTTGATTTGGCCCTCGTGAAGCGGGGTGCCCCAACCGACCTTGTTGCACACCAACTGGCGGACCGGGTTGAAGTGGACCGTGATCGAGCAGTCGCTCGACTCGTCGTCAGACTCGACGTTGACGTTGACGGTCTCTTGGAAGTACTCCTCCTTCAAGACCTCCAACATATGGTTGGCGCCCGCACGGAAGGCAGCGGTGAGCGTGGCATCGTCCACCGCTTGGGGTGAATCCTGCACATCGGATTTGATAGAGTTAGCGATGGCCTTGATGGCATCAGCCGCATCGTTGATGATGGCGGCGCGGGAGGGGATAGACATGTTGTCCATGATAGAGATTTGTGGTTTGATAGATTCTGTGGTCACAAACTTATAGGAACTTGAGATAGTGACCAAATTCTCAGTTCAGGTCGTGGCGCTTTACTCGGCCGGCCTTTGGATTTGCAGGTTGATATCGACCTCGATGTCCTCAAGCGGGATATTGAGGTGTTCACTGATGGCTTTCTTGATAGCCCTGGTCGTGCCACTGAAGGCAGTCCGCTCCATCAGGAGGGCGTGGGTGTCGACCTCCACAAAGAGTTCGAGTTGGGAGTGGGTACACTCAGAGTGGGTCTCAGGAGCTTGGAGTTTCCAAGCATCGTATCCGGGGATGTGGTTGGGGTCGGGCATGTCACATGAGGTTTGCGGTGGCGAAGCTGAAGGAGGAGTCGCTCGTCACGATGATGTGGTCGAGCATCGGCAGGTCGAGGGCGTTGCCGGCCTTGACGAAGTTGTTCGTCAGGTTCTTGTCAGCCATAGACGGCTGCCTGTTACCGGACGGGTGGTTGTGCGACAGGATGAAGGCCGCGCAGTTGTCGAGCAGGAGTCGACTGAAGACAATCTTCGGGTCAATCACCGTGCCGGACGCCCCGCCTGTCGACACCCTGAAGATACTGCGGATGTTGTTGGCGCGGCTCAGGCCGATCACGAACGCTTGCTCCATGACCTCGATGGTGTCCCCGTAGCAATCGCGCAGGGTCTGCACGAGGTGGTCGGGGTTGGTGACTTTCTTGCCGTCAGGCTCGGTTCGGTTGTAGGTCAGGGCAAGTTCGCCCGCCTTCCAGATGGTGGTGGTGTTGTTCATGTCAGTAGCTCAGTTTGGCTTTGTAAATCATGCGGTACTCTTCGGCATCGTTGAACTGCTCCATGGTGGTGTAGCTCGTTCCGAAGCACTCGTTGTGCTCGTTCAGGATCACCTGCAACTTGGGGGAGGCGAAGTGGATATCGCCACGAGAGGGGCTCTCGTCGGTTTCTATGAGGACAAAGATTTCCATGTCAGTGCTGATTGATTTTGATGTTCTTGCGACCCTTGCCTGTGACACCTGAGCACAGGCCGCACGCGCTGCAGGTGGTGAGGGAAAGCTCCTTGGATGCGGGGCACTGCACCGCTGTGGAGGTGTCGTTAGGCTCGACACATACGAAGGATCGCCATCCGGTGATAGAGGCGGCGTCCTTGTCGCTATGCGCAGAGGCCATGAAGTAGTCCTTGAAGGGTTGGGCGAACTCCTTGCGGGCTTGGTGGGTGTAGCCCGTCCAATTGCCGGGGCACACCTCGACCATGTCGCGGACGAGGTCGATTGGCAGGAGCGATGGCTCGCCGTAAGTACCGAACCGCAGGTAGTCGGAGTTGGCGCACATTTCGAGGATGTTGGTCCTGTCCTCGCCACACAGGCCGACATACACGCCGCCGGACTTGATGATGGACTTGAGCATGGACACGAAGCCGGAGAACTGCATGTACTTGTGGGTGTAGCACTTGCCGGACCCGGAGTTGCCTGACAGGGGGCAGTCGAGGCAGTTGGCCTTGTCGAGCTCGAAGAACCGCTTGCGCTTGATTTTCTGCCCACAGGCGACTTGGTCATAGACATAGCGGTATTGGTCACCGCTGAAGGTGTAGGTCTGCACGACCTGGTCGGTGGGCTTGGCAATCTTGGCGTTGGTCGTCTTGCCACGCCGGATGACGTAGATGCGGTCGTTAGCATCGGCCCACACGATGCGGGAGGGAAGTCTACTCATGATGAGGGATTGGGATGTTGCGGATTCGGGCATACCGGACGAGGGGCGCCATGTGGCGGTGCATCAGGTCCAAGTCTCCCTTGTGGTCTGCTCTCAGGAAGAGCTTGCATAAGTGGTCGGCCCACTCACGATCACGGCGCAGTTCGTCGAGTTCCTTTTGAGGAACCATGCGCCAACCTCTTGTCGGGTTACTCATACTTGCGCTTAGTCATGTCGAGGGATGGGAAGGCCATCACAAGCCTCGACTTGTTGAAGGTGTCGGCCTTGAAGAAGGCGTCAATCAGGGCCACTCGGAATGAGCCCGCGGTGATGCGGTCCTCATGTAACAGGTGGTAGTTCTCGCCGGTGTTCCAACTCGGCTCCGGCAGGGGTGCCGTCCATTGGGGGTCTTGACTCATGCTTTCGGGGTTTGCTTGGTGAAGTAGGGGCGCTCGGCCTCGATGATGTCGGACCACTCGTCCTTCATCAGGTGCTCACGGTTGATGTGGGCGTCGACAGACTTGTTGTGCATCTTCGAGAACCACAGCTCGACCATGACCTCCTGATCGTTGGAGATGCATCCCCATTGGAAGACGACCACGCCCTCGACAATCAGGGAGACGATGCTTTGGTGCACGGTTTGGCCGGGGATGGGGTTGTCATCCTTGTCGAGGTACACCGGCCCGGTCTTGACGCGGCGGTGCACCTTGGCGTTGAGGTGGTCGCCACCGCATGCACGGAGGAGGACGCCTTCGAGGGTCGGGGCGCGTTGGATTTCGTCAGAGTTGACGATGAAGCGGGAGTCGAGGACTGCGAAGAAGTCCTTCAGCTTGCTGATGTTCATGAGAGGTTGAGGATGTTGCGAAGGGTGATGATGAGTCGGGTGGGATGGATGCCGTCTGCGACGAGCTCCGGGTCGGGGGGCAGGGCGCCGTACTTGCGCTTGCCCATCTCGTAGACCACGCACGTCTTGCTCACGCAATTGGGAGGATAGACGAGCAGGTGGCGATTGGCGGACTTGAGGTGTGCGTACACCCCAAACTTGGCTTGGACCTCGTCGAGCACGAGGGCGTTATCATCTGCGAAATGCCGAAGCTTGCGCAGACAGGTGAGTTGCGTGGTGATGTTCATGATGTGCGGGCGTTGAGCTCGTCGCGGACAATCGAGCGACTGTCGATGAGCGTCTGCTTCTCAATCTTCGCGGCCATCGGGAAGATCCCCTTGCGGCGGCTTGAGTTGAGGACTTGGATGCGCTCGGTGAGGGCGCGATCGGTGACCTGCAACCGGGTGGTCGAGGCTTGGGAGACGAGGGCTTGGTACGTCATGCTTTGGGGAATCGG